CATTGCCACAGCTGCTCTCTAACGATGACTGAGTCAGCTTCAGTTCGATCCTTAATAGGGTCGTCCAATAAGATGCAGTGGCCACCACGTCCGGTGATCGAGGAGCCGCGTCCCACACTGAAGACCACGCCATCTCTGGTCGTTTGGACCCGGTTGACTGCATTGGCGCCGACCTTGATCTCTACTTCTGGGAACACCTGTTTATATTCAGGTGTTTCCATAATATCACGAACTCGCCGTCCCAAATCCCAGGAGTAATGCTCATTGTAGGTCGCAACGATAATAGATCGGTCAGGGTGCCGACCGACGTACCATGCTGGAAACATGGCACTAGCCAACGTGGTTTTGCCAAATCTGGGTCCGACATTGATCATCAACCGCCGGTAGTCGCCGCGCTCGACATCTTCAAGCGCGCTGCCGATCATTCGGTGAAACGGCTGTGGCTTATAGAGCGACTGCCCAACTTCGTCATCGAAGTTAGGGTCGGGCATCATCAACTGTGTAAACGCTATCAGATCGTCGCGGGCGGTGAGGACCGCCCGCTTGCGCTTCAAAAGCTTGAGGCGGACGTCCTGTTCAGCCTTCGTCGACATGTTTGTACTTTGCCGCCGGCACATCCGGCAGCGTGCGGATCTTCGCCTTCGGCGTGGATGAAATCGTACTTGGCTCAACCGGGGTCGGCTGCGGACCTTTCACCGGAGAAGTGTGGTGGGTGTAGTTGTCTTGCGTCTTTGATGGCGGCGGCGGTTTAGCAACCGGCGGCGCCTTGATGCTCACGGTCTTACCGATCTTGGACGGCATTGGGTTCCCCTAAGTTGAAAATCCGAAAAAATTTTTGGGCTAGGCCGCGTCTTCGTCGTCATCCTGCATCAGCACGCCGACGCCGTTGACGGTGATCTGCAGGTCAACGCCATCCGGCACGGTCAGCGCGATCTCGATCCGCGGCACCAGCGGCCGGATCAAAGCCGGGTCCGGCGGGAATATATCCTGGTCGGGCTTAGCCATTTTATCTCCTGACTGTGCAGCGTTCCATTTGGATAATTGTTCGCGCCAGTTGTCGGCAGGCGGTTTCGGCATTGATCGCATCGATTTCGTATCTGGTATAAAACGGCGGCCGTTCGGTAACTACCATGCAGCTGGATAGTAGGATGGCAAGTAACGCCGCGCCAAAAACAGTGGCAACTAGAAAGTAATCGTGCGCGGTCATCACAACCTCAGTGGCGTCACCACGCCGAGCAGACCGGCAATGATCCAGACAATGATCAAGACGACAATGATGGTGATCAACACCGAGATCACAGTTCTGAATCTCGGGTCCATAGGCACCATAGGCAGAAGCTGTTGTAGCCCCCACAGGATGACACCGAGCACCACCAGCAGCAGCACGATGCTTATCAAAGTTGAGATCATGGTGGCCCCCCGGCGTTAGATCAGCGTCTGCGCGGTATCACCTTGTGGCCGACGAATTGCGGCTCGATCATATACTTGGTTTCGTCGATTGTAATGGGACCGCCGGCGCTGATCGGCGTGCCGTCCGGCACGGGATCGATCGTTATCGGAGCGGGTGGCGGATGGGTGGTGTCGTAGGCGGTCTTGGTGTCGATCGCGCGATTGATGGCTTCGGCGGTCGCCACCTTCTCATTGAACACGTTGACGGGGCCGGTTGGCTCCAGCTCCCCGCCAACGCGCAGTTGTGGGTTTTTAGGCCACTCGGTCACTTGTTCTTGCGCTCCGGGTCTTCTTCCACTGGCGGATTGGGCGCCTGCGGGTTGTCGGGCGGCTGGCCCATTGGGTCGATGCCGGAATGCTCTTTCTTAGCCAGCTCGACCGGGTCGGAAGTCTGGTCGGGCGTGGCCGGATCCTGCGGTTGATCGCCCGCGGTCCGGCGGTGCTGGTCCGGGTGTTTTGTTGCAGTGCGAGGCTCGTCGTCGTCGTCATTCGACTTCTTGGACATCTTGGACTTCCTCTTTTTACGGGGGCTGGCCGGCTTCCTCCGCGCAGTCACCTTGCGCTTGCGCGCAACAACCGGGCGTTTTCGCTTGGCCTTCTTCATAACATCGCATCCTTCTTATCGTTGCAGACTCATTTCATCCTTTCGACGATCGGCTGGCAAGACTTGGCCAGCTCGGCAATCAAGCTGTCACGTCGCTCGGATGCGTTGGAGATATGGTACAGCGTGAAGAACACCACGCCGAGGCAGACCACGTTGATGATCACCAGCGGCAACGCCAGCGGCCCACCAGCTGCCAGTCCCTTGGCAACCTCGGCCGCGGCCTTGCCGGTGTACTCGATCACTTTTTCCTGGCTTCCAGCGCCTTGACGCGCTTCTCCAGCTCATCGAGCCGCTCATGCGGCGACTTGACCGGCGGCAGCACTGGCGGCTCCGACGGCAACAATAGCCCGTTTGCTTCAGTATCGTAGCACATACCCTGGTAGCGCGGCTGCGGATCGCTCTCGTCGTCGTCGTCCATCACCTCAAGAACGAGGCGATTGATCGGCCATATCGCCGTCGCATCACGTGTCGCGACCTTGACGACGCCAGCCTCGACCGCGAGCTTCACCGTATCCGGCAGCAAGACGTTCTGCTTGAGGAACTCATACCAATCGGTCGCGCCATCGCGTCGGCAGAACAATGCACTGGCCGGAAACAGGGCCGGCAGCACGGCTGGCTTGTAGGGCGACCATGTACCGTGATGGATGATCCGCATCATGCGTATCCAGTGGCAACCCAAGTGCCGTCAGCGACCTGAATCTGAAACTGACGAAAGCGGGCGGTGAAAGCATTATACGAACTTGGGCCACTTATCCCAGTGATACCGGCCCCACCCCACGGCTCTTGCAGAGGGCCATTGAACCCGCAGTCCACGTCGCCGAGGTACACCCACCGCGCGTTGACCAGCGGATTGCCCGGATTGGCGCTGAAGTCGCGTGTCGTCCAGAACTTGTAGGCCACGCCTTCGCCGTGCGACCAGCCGCCCATATAGAAGTTGCCGTCGGTATTCATGCCGAAGTTGGCGCCGAAGTAGCCTTGGCAGTGGAATGCAATGGTCGGGTACGGCGGCCCCTGCACCATGACACTGGATGGTGTCGCCGAGGCAAAATAGACGCCGTTGTTGTAGAGCGTGTGGTTGACGTTGCTGGGAAAGTTGGACCCGCCGCCGGCAGTGAGCAGGCCGGAGAAATTACCGGCACCTGCACTGATAGGGCCGCCCACCGACATGCCGCCGCTCGGCAGGACGTAGGTGGCACCGTCGAAGTGCAGGTAATGGACGTTATTGCTGCCGAGGTACAATACGCCACTGTTGGCGTTGCGGTAGGCGGAAACATCGCCGCTGACGTACAAGGTGCCGGTCATGGTATCGCCGGCCTTGTTCACCTTGGCATTGCTGACATTGGTGATGTTGGTGGCATTGGTGGTGTCAGCTGCGTCCGGTCATGGTCGAGCCGGCCTTGGCGACCTTCTCGGTGTCCAGCTCGGCGATCGCGGCTTGCACGTTAGTGGCGATGATGTCGCCGGTGGCAGTCGACGGGATCGTGCTGGCAGCCGGGGGCGGCGGCTGGGAATCGTCGACGTATTTCTTGGTCGCCGCCTCCAGGTCGGCCGTTGGGGCGCCGGCCAGGACCAGCGGCCCGACCATCGTCCCGCCGGAGAGCAGCAGGTAATTGGTGCCTACGGCAAACGAGGCCATGCGCCACTGCGCGGCGTTGAAGGCGCCTGGCGCAACGGCGGCGATCGCGACATAGAGGTTGTCCTGGTAGACGACGAAGTCGTTGATGGCGTATTGCGACTTCACGTCGAAGTAGCGCACCGCAAGCAGGGCGAGCGGCTGGCCGGCTGGATCGCCGACCGCGATCTGCCGGTTGGCGGTGTTGACCGCGATCTCGCCCTTCTCCAGCGGAGAAGCGAACGGGGCGGCGGCGTTGTTGTCGCGGCGGTGGCGATAGTGCGATGTCATTATCCAGCTCCCTGCACAGCAATGGTGCGAACGCGGGCACTCACGGCTTCGGACGAGGTAAGTGGGCCTGGGTCTTCGGTCGCAGCCCGCAACTTGCGCCGGGCGGTCCAAAGCGCATAGCCAACCGTGCCGGGTGGGGCGATATGGACAGCGTTGGTGTAGTTGGGCGGGAAGCTGTTGAACCCAGAGCCGCCGGCAACAATCACACCGCTGGTGGCCTGCACAATCCACAACGTGTTCTTCAGGCCCCACGATGGCGAAAGCGGCGGCGGGTCGTGCGTCGTCGCTGCTGACGTAGCAACGCTCGTCCCCTGCGGCGTACCGACATAACCCGTTATGAGATAAACTGCCGCCATCAGGTAGTACGAACCGGACAAGGTAATAGTCAGCGCGTCTGCACCAGTGGCGGAAGCCACCCGGTAACTGCCGGATATGGTGTCAAACCCTGTCCAACCAGCCGACAAGGATACCAGACCAGCGGTAGCCGCAACGCATATCAATAGGTCGCCAGCATTGATGACGCCCGGTATGTTGATGACATGCGCCGTTTTTGGCGGGCTGTCCGTTGTGGTGATGGATCTCACCCGCGGGAACAAGTCTGCAATCAACAATGGCATGGTTGCTGGCAGCATTATTTAAAGTCCGTACCAACAGTGCAGTAGATATTGGCGGCGGGATCGGCAACAAAGTAAGACAGCAGATCAACAGCGTTGGGCGTCAACGTCGGTTTGACGCCGCCAGGGAACTTCCACTTCGATCCCCACGTCGTGATCGTGCCTGCGCCAGTATTTGACAGCGTGATGGTGCCGCGCTGTCCCGTCTTCAGACCTGTTGGGTTTGCCAGCGTTCGACCGGCCGCGCTGATGTACCAGAAGAAGTCGAAGCCTGAATTGAAGTCGATTGTCAGCACGCCGGCCACTTCAGTGCCGCTCAGATCGACGCTCGTCATCGCACCCCATGCCGTGCCGGGCGTAAGCATCTTGGTTGGCGCGGAATTGCTGCGGTACTCGGCCACGGTCGCAGCGGCAGGCGCGACCGGAACCGCAGCAACCTTGGTGTCAACATACTGCTTGGTGGCAACGCTCAACGGCTGCGTCGGATCGTTCGCCAGCAGCACCTGCCCGGTCGCCCGGTCGATCGCCAGCGGCTTGCCGAGCGGCAGGCCGGTGTTGTCGAACCGGAAAACAGCGAAGTTGTTGCCGGTGTTGCCGACAGCATCTTTGGTGTCGCCCAACATTATCTGCCAGCGCGCTTGGTAGTCCGACCAATCCGTTTGCTCGCCGACGCCGCCTTCAACAGTGTTGGCGCCCGCCGCAGCCGGCGGCTTCAATATGCTGAGATAGGCGCCGCTCTGCCCCGCGGCGATGACGCCGAGGCCGATCTTGTTGATCAGCTCGCCGGTCATGACGCCGCCGGCGATCGGCACGAAGTCGCCGCCAGCTGCGCCGCCACCGCCGGCGTTCGCCAGCCAGACGGTGCCGTCCCACTTGTACTGCGGCACGCCAGGCACGGCCGGGACCGGGTAGAGGTCGTTGATCGCTGGCGAAGCGGGGAAATTGAGGCCCATGTCAGGTACTCGGTGCAGTTGGCGGCGTGAAATTGGCAGTCCACAAGGCACGGCCCTTGGTGATCCTAAACTCGTCAAGGTAGCCGTTCCAATAGTAAGCAGCGTTGCCTGCCGCGCCTATGATAAACGCAGCCGTGCTGTTGAATATGCGAGAGGTGCCGAAATCGAGCGGCGTGCCATCGAGAACGCCGTCGATGTATTGCTTGATGATGTTGCCGGTTCTGACCAGCGCATAATGATGCCAAGTGTTAAGCGTGAACGGAATCGTGCCGACGATCTTGTATGTGTACCAATCGCTGCCGGTTTTCCCCAAGCTGCAATAAATGGTGCCGTTATAGAGCAGCGCGCCGACAGACACGTTGGTTGTGTCACCGTTCATCGCGCCAAACAGTGCGCGCTGATTTACCGATCCGTTGTCGAGGCTGTAGAGCCAGCAATCGATCGTGAAGTCGCCGTTGTCGAAGTCAAAATCGGCGGCGTCATAATACCAATGATATTGCGCCCCGCTGAGCATCAATGACTGAGTGCCAAACTTCTTCTGCGCGGTTGTTATGCTGGCGTTGCTGTTCCCGCGGCCGCGTCGTTTCTGTGAGCTGTCATCAAAGCCGTTGTCATAATGCAGCAACAGAACGGTTTCTTCTTGCCGTGGATACGGAGCATTCGGCGGCGTGAAGTTGGCGGTCCACAACGCCCTGCCGATAGTGAAGCGCACCTCATCGATGTAGCCCTTGAACAGTTGATCGGTCGCCATCGTGCCTATCCGCAATGGCCCGGCGAGGTCTTGGAATGAAGTGTTGGCGGGAAGCACATAACCAGAGCCTTTGACACCGTTGACGTAAATCTCAACAGCGGTGCCGTTGCGGACGACCGCCAGATGCGTCCAGGCGTTCAGTGGAACGGTGTTGGGGCCTGTTCCGGTGAAATAGACAGTCACACCAGCCTTGTTGCAGTCTGAAACAACAGAGCCGTTAGATGCGATATACAAAAACAAATGACGGTCATTGTAATCGTTGCCGCCGTTCATCTGCGTGAGGACGGCATAGTTGTTGGTGGCCGGGTATCCTTGATCAAGGTAAACCCAGCAATCGACGGTGAAATCCTTGGTGCCAATGACCCAGTCGGCGCTGTCCGGGTAGCCGAGATAGTTCGCCCCAGCACCGAGATATAGCGCCCTCGAACCGCCGAATGGTGTCCGGGTGATACTGGCGATAACCGGAGCGCCTGCGGTTTGTATTGCGCCGCGCTTGTACTGTGATGCGTCCGTCAGATCATCGAAGTGCATCAGCAGCACAGTGTTCATGTCTGGATCAGGAACGTATGTTCCCACTACCGGCACAGTGAAGTTGGCAGTCCACCGGGCAATGCCGTTACTGACGCGGAACTCGTCAATGTAGTGATGGGCGTAGTAGTACCCGTCACTGCGGGGCCAGCAACCAAGGCACGGGCCATAAGTCGCAGGATTGAACCAGCCGTTGCCGCCCTGTGCCTGGGTGCCTTGCAGGATGCCGTTTTGAAAGCCGTAGAACGTGCCACTCTTGCGGACAATCGCACGATGCACCCACTGGTTAAACAACCCAGTTCCCATCACCATCGCAGAGGCTAGGTTCCAATTTGCTGCGTCATTGGATGCATAAAAATAGAGCGTGCCGTCGCCAACGCCCCAACCCACCAGCATCGGACAATAAACATTCGGCAGCGTGTCCCATACAAATGAAAGACGATTAACTGTGGTGTCGCCAACCCGGTACTCCCACCAATCAATGGTGAAATCGTTGAAGCCAAGATTGAACGAGTTGTCGACGTTCACTGGCGAATAGGCCAAAGCGTTAGCGGGGAAATGCATGCAGAATGTCGGCACGCCGTTGATCGTAGAGCCGGTGATGAAGGTATTGGACATGACAACCGGGCCGTTCTGCTTGGCCGAGCTGTCGAGCGCATAGGTCGAACCTTGCGCACCTTCGCAATGCAAAAGCCACGTCACATAGGCGTCGTTGTAGCGGGTGTCGTCGCTAGGGATGCTGAAGCCCAGACCGCGCCTGCTCATGCGATCAGACTCCCGCACAGCACCCAGATATCTGTAGCTACCTTTGTCAGCGTTCCACACGAACCAAGCATCGGCAGCTTGCGTTTGCTGTTCTCAGAATAAATCGTAACGCCCGCTCCCGGCACAATCGTTGTCGAGTTGACCATTGTCACCATCAAATCAATCTGCGCACCGACTATGAAAGGGACGGCAGAGTTCGGCGGGACGGTCGCGTTCACGGCAAGGTTGCCGCTATTATAAAATGAAACAAACTTTCCAGTGTCGGTCAGCACGAACGTATAAGCCGTTGTGTTCGTGGCGTTGTAATCTCGCACGCCCTTATCGACGTACTGCTTGGTGGCAACGCCGAGCGGCGCATTGGGGTCTTGCGTGAGATAAACGCGCCCGTCTGATCGGACCACCCCAATAGGCGTGTCAACATAAACACCGGCATCATTGAACCTCGCGATACCAAAGTCAGAGCCGGGGCCTGGGCCTGAAGATAGCGCCCATCGTTGCAAAGCGCCTTGCGCCATCTGCAACTGTGGCTGCGTCGTAGCATCAGGCGTCTTTAAGACTACCGCAGCGTTGGCTTTATTAACCGTCAGATCGCCGGTCATGGTATCGCCGAGCTTGGCAATCTTACCGGCTACACTGGTCGAAAGCGCCGCGTCAGCGGCGTCGACGTAGGTCTTGTCGGCCTTCAGCGCGTCGGCGGCGTCGACATAGGTCTTGGTGGTGAACGACGAAGTATCGATTTGCGGCACCGCGACCGCCTCGACCCACTGCGCGGCGCCGACACCGTCGTTATAGCGGACATAGAGTTTGCCAGTGTCACTCTCCCACCAAAGCATGCCATCGGTCGGCGTGGCGGGCGGCGTGTCGCTGATGGTCAACCCGCCACCGCCGGATCCGGCCGCGGCGCCGAAATGCGCAGGGTCGAACGCAGCTGGGCCGTGCGCGACGATGCAGCGGTACAGCGTCCCTGCGTTGACCACATGATCGCCGACCGCATAAATGCCGCGGGCGTCGAAGTAACGCACGGCCAAGAGGGGGAGCGGCGTGCCGACGCCGACGACGTTGGCGTCACCTACAGCGAGCTGCCGGTTGGCGGTGTTGACCGAAAGCTCGCCTGGCTCGAGCGTCGGAAACACATGCGACGGATTCGCGGTGCGGCGGTGCCGGTATTGCTTCATGTGACCCCATCCTCAATTCAGGGCCTGGTAATAGCCAGGTTTTAGCGTTTGCGACTGCGGCCGGCTGCCGGATCGGTAAAGGTGAAATCGATCGTGTTGCTGCGCATGCCGCCGGTACGAACACCGACCGGACAGGTGGCGGCAACCTGAAACAGCGACGGCTTGACGTTGGTGCGCACTTGCGTGTCGCTGAGTAGCGCAGTGGGTTCATCCAAACCATTGAAGGTGATGATACTGGCGTTGTTGAAGCCAGTACCGTCGACGATCAGCTGCAGATCTGGATCGCCGCAGGCGGCGGTATCGGGATTAAGACCATCGACCGTTGGCGGGTCGACCTGGCCGATGGTCGGCTCACCGCCACCGCCGACATTGACCTTGCACGGTCCAGCGATCGTCAACACTTGCGTTTCGTCGAGATGATAAATTGCCATTAGTCCCTCCTGCTAAAATGTGCCGCCGTCGAGCACCACCCAGTAACCGTCGACCCTGACGTAGGCGTCACCGTCGAGCGGTGCCTCTTCGATGCCGCCGCCGCCGGTGCCGCCGCCGGTCAGCAAAGTAAATTCGGACGGAATGCGCTTGTTGACGCTCGGCGGCGCAGTGTTGCGGATGGCATTGTTGCCGCCGACCGGGTTGGCGACCGGCACCCAGAGCGCAACTCGCAAATTCTGGCTCATGGTGGCAGCACCACGGCGATGTGCGGCCGAAACCAGATCGCCCAGAACCGGCTGTCGGCCGGCGGCGGCAGCACCATATTCAAAGTGTCGCCGGTGGCGGTGTAGTCGACCGTCGGCTCTTGGACGACGCCGTCGAGCGACACGATCAGCTGCTCGCCGCGGCCGACATCGACTGGAATGGCGCCGGGGCCGACCGCCGGGTCGATATAGCTCAAGTTGAAGGCTTGCTTGGTGCCATTCGGAACCAACGGCTGCACCTTGAAGCAATCAACCTTGGCAGAATTGATTTGGTCGGGCGGGATCATCAGATCCCACTGAATGACGCTGCCGGCGCCTGGCGCCTCGACCAGGGTCATGCTGTCGGCCGCAGCATCGACCGTGAAATCAATATTCGGGACCAGCCGGACGCCGTTCAGGCAGACATCGTGGCCCTCGTTGCTGAAAACCGGCGCCAGGCCGTTGCTATCGATGCCGGTGAAGACGGTTTGGCCGGCGGTGGCGAGGTAAACGTAACGTGCTCGGAAACCAGGTGCTACTTGCACTCCCGGGGGCTGCCAGGCAGTGCCGTTCCAGATCATGATCGAGTTCTTGGTGGTGTCGTAGTAGAAACTGCCGACCGCGATCGGGTTCGGCACCGCCTCGCCGGTGTTGGGGTTGCTGTCGCCAGGCGCCGGCGGGTGATCCCACGGGCCGAGGTAGTAAAAACTGACATTGCCGACCAATTGCTGGCAGTGGATGGCCCACCACTTGGCCGACCACAAACCGCCGACGCCGCCCATGCCGGAAACCGGCTGGTAGAACAGCCCCTGCGGGAATTTCGAGGCATTGATGAAATCCAGCGCGTGCGAATTGTCGACCACCGGGCCGCCGAGGTACTCAGCCCAGGCCAAAGCCTCGTCTTTTGCGGCAATGGCGTTGTCGGACTGCGCGTGGCTGTAATTTGCCGAATTTTCCGAGGCGATCGCCGCGGATTCGGCGCGATCGGCAGAGTTTTCCGCGTCAGAGGCGGAATCCAGCGCGTTGACGTTGCCGTGACTGATCGCCGAGAGCATTTGCGCTGCCGAAACCGCCGCCGCCTCGGCATCAGCGGCGCGCAAATCGGTCTCGCGGCCGCTTTTGATGACAGTCTGGACGACATCGGCAGTCTTTTCCGCCGCAGCGGCGATGCGGCGCTCGGTATTGTCAATTTCAGTGCGGTCCAGCTTCCATTCCGAGGTCAATTGCTCCTGGCCGACGCTGTTATTGACGATTTTACCGTCGTCGCGGCGGATGTCTGCCAGTGCAGCTTGGGTGGAGCTGATCGCTTCGACCAAATTGTGGATCTGCGCATCCAAGAGATCCGCGGTAATCTGGCCGCGCGGCCGATCGGAGAATAAAATCTGCTGTTTCGGCCGGACGATCGCTGGCATGGCGCGTTTCCAATCGTGCGGACCGCCTATTTATCGCACTGAACCGGAAAAAGGGGAAGCACATGATCTCAGCCGAAGCCTTGGCGGCGCTGTCGGGCCTGGAACACGGCGCGCGCTACAACACGATGCATTCAATCGCCCGCGAATTGATCGAGGCCGGCTTCGCCTGCGAAGACTGGGGCAATCTGGGCATCACCGAATCGGGCCGTAGCTATCTGCGGCGCGGCAAATTCCACATCGCCATCACCAGCGACGAACATGTGAGCGAGCTGTCGGTGCATCACATGCAAATACCTGACGCACCAATTGACCGCAGACCGTCGAAGTTCTGGAAGAACCATGCAGTGAAGGATCTGACGCAGCCACACCGCGGCCGCGGCGAATGGGATCCGCAGCCGGACACGTCGCCAGCTGCGCGCAAGCCGATCGAGCTGGTGGAAGAGGCGCCCAGCGAGCCGCTGCCGGCCGCAACAGACCGCATGCAGGAGATGCTGCGGGCGGCGGGCGTGGCGTCTGGCATCACTGGGGTGTGGCCGGACGAGAGGTGGGTGCTCGAGTTCGTGAAGGCGCTGGACGGGGTATTTTCCGAAGCCAAACCCAACACGGAAAATACCCTGTAGGGGGTATGGTAATCGTCAACGATAATTCTTCGGTGCGAATACCATGCTTCAACCAACAAAAATTTTGCCACGCAGCATTGCGGCTGCTGGCGCCCTCTCGATCTGCCCCCGCCAGGGGGCCATACGAAGCTAAGCCATTGAAAACACTACACTTTTCACGATGAATTAGGCTATTGCCCCGCGGCCGCGCGGACTACCATCTGTTTTGTAAACAGATGGTATAGGCCAGGTAACCCATTGATTTTGCTACGTTTGACCAGCTGCTTTGGGCGGGCTGGGATGCGTCTGGGATGCTATTTGCCCCATTCGGCGATCGCATTATCAAGCTCGGCCGCTGTCATGTCAGCGCCGCGGCGCCGCGCTAAGTCATTGGTTTCGTTATCAAAATACTGCAAAAGCGTCCGGCCAGCGCTGGCTTTTGCTGCAGCGCTAGCTTCCTGGTCTTTAAGCACGTTTAGCAGGGCTTCCTTAACGATCGATCGTAGAGAGGCTTGCGCTTTTGTATCTGTTTCGAGCACTTCGGCCGCTGCGATTAAACGGGGTTTCACTGGCATTGCGCTTCGCCTCTCTAATCCGCTTTGAAGCTTGCAACATGTTGCCACCATGCCAGCGACAACATGGAACGCCCCGCATCGCTAGCTGGCCACACGGGCGCCCGCTATGGCGCGCGATCGCCACACACCGCATGCGATTCGCATAATTGGGCTGGATCGCGTGCTTGGCCATTGCCGCACGCCATGCTGCGTTGCCCGATTGCGGGCGCCTTTTATTTTTTCTCAAATTATTTGAATTTAGCGCTTGCATTATGTCCCGATCGGGATATGTTGCTTTTACTGAAACGAACATAACACGGAAACGAACATGTCTACTCTAGATCGCGCCTCACACTTCTACCGGATCGGTTTCCGCGCGGCCGAAGCTAATAAACCGCCACGAACCGATCTAATCCCCGGAACCTTTGCCTATCGCGACTATGAAGACGGCTATCGGGCCGGATTCAATCAACTCTATTGGGACGCTGTCAGGGCCAACGATGCGCATGATGCGGGCCGGCCCTGGAATCGAATCATAACACTGTAACCAACACCGCAAACATAAACGGACATAACATGAAATATTCCGCCTCAACTATCATCTACGATCTTTCAAAGATCGATCCGGCAACACGCGCCGCAATCCTGGCGTCGCCCAAATATCTCAAATGGTTTTCGCAAAAGCCCGACGCCATGCTGCGACTCGATGGGTCGACCAAGGTGATTAAGGGAAACAAGCTCGGTTTCCGGACCGCAATTCTCTATCTGGCGCCCTATAACATTTCGGGCTTCAACGTTTGCCCGATGGCACAAATTGCCCAATGCCATGAAGGCTGTCTGTTTACGAGCGGCCGCGGCGCGATGAAAAGCGTAATGATGTCGCGCTTGCGCAAGACTCTCTTTTTCCTGCAATTCCAAGCCGAAGCTATCGCGATGATTAAGCGCGAAGTAGCCAACGCAGAAAAGCACGCGGCCAAGCTCGGTTATGTGTTGCTTGTTCGCCTTAACGGTACTTCTGACATCCGATGGGAACGCTACGGCATTATCCAAGCCTATCCTGGCGTGCAATTTTACGATTACACAAAATTAGCAAACAGGAAGGATATCCCGACCAATTATGATTTGACGTTTAGCTACTCAGGCGTTCCTGATTTTCAAAAGCAAGTAAACCTGGCGATCGCCGCGGGCATGCGCTTGGCCGTGGTATTCCGCAATCGTGCAATGGTGGAAAGCATGATTGACGCGGGCGCCTCATTCCAAGGGCTTCCTGTAGTGGATGGCGACGATACAGACGTCCGGCATATCGATCCACAGCATTCGGCTGTGGCGTTGTATGCCAAGGGCTTGGCCAAGCGCGATCAAAGCGGATTCGTTGTCGGATGATTGGAGCTTATGCCGCGGGCTTTTGCC